CGTGAGGTGGCTCCACTTGATGCCGTAGGCTTAAGACCTAGGCTGATCACCTTATTACTCAATGGTGATCTCCTTACTATACCACTTGTGGTTATGTAAAGCGATTGAGACCCTATTTCTAGGGCTTTAAGACTCTCATCTGAGATTTTAAATAGATTACGTTCTCGAAGATATTTTAGAACCTTATCGGTTTTTGCAATGAAGTGTGTTGGGAATTTGTGCGCGTACTTGCGTTCTATTCTCTCAATAGCAGCTTCGAGTTTCTCTGCTACCGTTCTTGGTGAGTACCGATGTACTAAAGTTCTGACATTTCTTCTACTCTCTAATATCCATGCACTTAATGCTGTTCCAAGAAGAGCCTGTGTTACTTCTTTTAGCGTATATTTCCCTTCTGGATCGAACCTGCATTGTTTGGTCTGGTCGGTGATTGACCCTGCTATAAGTGACGCTTCCTCTGGCAAGTGAGCTATTGTCCATGGCGTTGATAACTCATGTAAGATTTCCATCTCTTTTGTAGGGTTGTTTCGGGTCAATAACACAGAAGCAATTAGGGCTGTTGTAGGAGTGAAGTGCTTTTTCTTCCTAAATAGTCCGACGCCCCCTAGTTCTCTAGGAGCGAAGAGTGGTACACCACATTTTACAAATTCATAAAGTGTGCTGCTCTCTTTTTGCATAAATCTGTTGTTAAGCCGTTTCAACTGCCAATCAGATAAATCTTTTGAGGCATCAATATGAAGATCTAAGCGCGTTAGCCAATCATCTTTTCTCTTCGTGATCTTTGACAATTTTACTTTTGTGAGACGTCCTCTTTTCAATGAATAGATATAACCGCAGAACGCGAAACCTATTTTGGATATATGAGTTTTCTTGTTATTAAGCTTAAATCCAACCGATGATAATCGGTATAGGTAACTTTGCCACTGTCTGGGTGTGGCTGTAATAACAGCATCATCACCGAATATGACAGATGACTTGCGAAGCGATTTATCAATTCCTTTGATGCACCAAGCATGAAGAATGCACATCAATGCAAATGAAAGAGGAGACCCAAGTAAAGAACCAGAGGTGGTAGTACCAATGGGTACGCTTTCTCCGTTCTTGTTCAAAGTGAAAAGAAGAGTCGGTTCTATAGACCTTAACGCTGCTTTCTTCTCTATATATGGCCATTTCAGCTCCTCCGCTAGAGTCTCTATGATAACGCGGAGTGCATCTTTATTCATCAGATCTGAAGCTTGGCTAAGATCTGTAGAGTAGTAGTTTATGTCTTTGTGTTTATTACGGGAAACCCTTTTGAAGATCGAATCTATGTCTCCTGAGAATGCGTCCCTTGTTGGTCCATAATTCCTCAGCATTAGTAGTACTTGTGTATTCAGTGGTCCCAAGAGTGCGGTCTGTGTGGCCTCATGAACGGAGGCACATCTGAACCTAGCACCGGATTCTGGTACACATGTCATTTTTACACGAGGTGGTTCCGACATGATCTTTCCGAAACCCA